CGACGATGGTTCAACAAAGCCACAGAAAAGGGTGGTTACCAACCAGTATGTATCAACGAATGGCGCAGAGGAATATGCGATAAGAAAAAGCATAAATGTGCAGAGTGTCCCAACCGCAATTTTGCCACGTTAACCAATCAAGACATATACCGACATCTGGAAGGTAAAGATGAGAACGGATGCGATGTTATAGGTCTGTACGTTGTTACTTCTGATAATAAATGTTCTTTCCTGTGTGCTGATTTTGATGACAAGAATTGCACTCATGGATATAAGAACGATGTGTTGGCATTTATTCCCATTTGCAGAGAGTGGAGAATCCCATTCAGTATAGAACGCTCACGCTCCGGCAATGGTGCACATGTATGGATTTTCTTTGATCAACCCATACCTGCCTACAAAGCAAGAAAATTAGGCAATATAATTCTTACGGAAGCCATGAAGCGTAATGGACGGATTACATTCGATTCATACGATCGTTTCTTTCCCAATCAGGATAAAGTACCGGAAGGCGGATTCGGCAATCTCATTGCGTTACCATTGCAGGGAAAAGCCAGGAAAGCAGGAAACAGCGTTTTTGTAGATGAGCAGTTTCTTCCGTTCCAGGATCAATGGGCATATCTATACAATGTAAGAAAAATAGATGAAGGTACCGTAGATGCATTATTGACACAGCATCAGCAGGAAGATTTTGGGACATTGGCCACATCTTCGGAAAATAAACCGTGGGAAATACCAGTCATACAAGATGTGACTCAGGAAGACTTTAACGGCATACTTATAATACATAAATCAGACAGGATATATATTCCTTTAAAATCTATTTCAGATAAGGTTAGTAATCATTTGAAACATATTGCGGCGTTTAAAAATCCTGAATTTTACAGCAAACAGGCGATGCGTATTTCCACATATAACATTCCTCGTATTATCTGCCGTGCAGATTTTACCGATGAATATCTTGCAATGCCTCGGGGATGTGAGGATGCCATTATCAACATGCTGTATTCTCTCAAAATTGATTATGAGATAGTTGATAATACAAATCATGGTAAACCTATTGGCGTAACATTCAAAGGAAAGGAACGCGATGAACAATTGGACGCTATCAATGCCCTCATGACATTTTCCAATGGTGTGTTGTCTGCAACGACAGCCTTTGGAAAAACTGTTACAGCCGCGGCTCTGATTGCCCGAAGAAAGACAAATACACTTATTCTGGTACACTCCAAGGCATTGCTTATGCAATGGCATGAACGCCTGTCAGAATTTCTTGACATAGATTTTACAGGAGATGAGATTTCCAAGAAACGAGGAAGGAAGAAGGCGTTTTCTCCAGTCGGGTGTCTTGATTCTACCTCTAACACGTTGCATAGTGTTATTGATATAGCCCTTATGCAGTCGTGTTTTGAAAATGACGAAGTCAAGCCTTTTGTAAAAGGATACGGGATGGTCATTGTAGACGAGTGTCATCACGTATCTTCCATAACATTTGAGAATGTATTAAAACACGTTACGGCACATTATGTCTATGGACTTACTGCCACTCCAATCCGTAAAGATGGTTTGCAGCCTATTATCTTTATGCAATGCGGTCCGATTCGTTTTTCTGTCGATGCCAAGGCACAGATACAGAAGCAGTCGTTCCAACGTTATCTTGTGCCGAGATTTACATCTTATAGACCTGTTACCGATGATAAACAATCGTTTACGGCACTATCACAATCCCTCGCTGAATCGAAAATACGGAATAATCTTATAATAGAGGATGTTCTTAATGTCGTGGCTGCAGGCCGAACACCTATAATACTTACTGCCAGAACTTCTCATGTAGAATTGCTTGCCGAAATGTTGAAGCAGCATGTAGCCAACATCATACAACTCACAGGAGAAGGGACTGCAAAAAACAGGAGAGAAACGCTGCAAAAGTTACAGGATATACCCAAAGATGCCCCTCTTGTAATAGTAGCTACGGGAAAATATGTGGGAGAGGGATTTGACTATCCACGACTTGATACACTGTTTTTGGTACTGCCAATCTCATGGAAAGGATTGGTGGCACAATATGCCGGACGTTTGCACCGTGAGAATGAGGGGAAAAAAGATGTCCGTATTTACGACTATATTGATATACACGAACCTGTTTGTGAGAGCATGTATCGTAAACGCCTGAAAGGATACTCTGCCATCGGTTATCGTGTACTGTCAAAAGATAATCCGACATTGTTTGATGACACAGAAAACTTGTACACATCGTCATGTGAAGGACAGATTTTCAATGGTAACACATTCCGTTTGGCATTTATGCAAAATTTGCAAAGTTCAAGACAATCTATTGTCATATCCTCTCCAAAACTCTATCGTACAGAACGAAACACATTTGTTAAAACACTCAGAGAGTTTCATGCGAGTGGTATTCAAGTATCAATTCTCACATCAGAGGAAAACAGTCAGACGGATTATCTAAAAAGTTTGGGATTATATGTAAAGATTGTACCGAAACTATCATTATCCTCGTGCGTCATAGATAAGTCCACAGTCTGGTATGGCAGTATCAATATACTTGGCTATGTTACAGAGGAAGACAATATTATTAAAATCACAGATGTGAAACTTGCAAATGAGCTACTTGATGTCATTTACAATAGCGGAAAATAGAAAAAACAAATAAGTGTGGAAAAAATCATCGTTTTACTCTCGTATGACAGTATCCCAAATGTGATGACTCTTGCCGAATAGATGAGAATAACAGCCAAAGCCGCAGAAAACAAAAATTGATTTTTCTGGAGGGAGCGCAGTTTGCCGTCTGCCCATTTTATTGTATTTCTAAAAAATATCCTTCTTTAGGTGATGAGAACAGCATATAGAATCGGACGTGATTTTAATTTCCGTCTATATGCTGTTTTACTTTTTTATTTTCTGACTTTTCCGTCAGTCGCTTGTTTCCGCTGCCGTCGGCATTCATTGTACAGACGTGAAAGGAAAAAGGTTTTCGGGCTGAATACGCTCTGAAAGAGGAAGATTCTGCCCGAAACGGCATAGCCGCTCGACCTTTTCACTTTCAATAGAGTCTGTACTAACTTCTATGGACGGCAGAGGGAACGGGCGACTGTCTGGGATTGTCCTTTTGCTCTTGTCTTCGTTTCATCAGCTTGTCCATGTCCTCGGATATTTTATCATCGGTTACTTTGGCATATCCTTGTGTCGTTTTAATACTCGTGTGTCCCATCATTTTACTTATACTTTCTATCGGGACACCTGCAGAAAGCATCAAAGTGCCGAACGAATGCCTGCTGGCGTGATAGCTCAAATTCTCCTTTATACCAGCCACGATACCTATCTCATGTATGCAGTACCATAACATGTCACGCTTGGGCAATGGGAATATGGGTCTGCTTTCATCCGTTGTGTTATACAGGGCCAATATCTGTTCAGCTATGGGATGAATAGGTATGAATGACTCCACATCCGTTTTCTTACGGTTAATACGGATGTACTTTCTTCCCTCTAAAGTCGTTTCAATATGTGAAGGATAAAGCCGTTTCACATCAACGTATGATAATCCGGTGAAGCAGGAAAAGATGAAAGCCCTGCGTGTAAGTTCCTGCAATCTTTCCGGCATAGGCTGTTCCATAATCCTTTGCAATTCAGCCCTGCTTATATGTTTCAATTTGCCTGTAGGCTTTTTCTCGTAAGGAACATCCGCAAGCGGGTTGAAACGGAGAATCTCCCTGTCAACGGCAATATATATCAGTCTGTTCAGCCATGTAAGACAATGGTTGATGTGACTCGCACCGCAACCTTTGCCCTTCAGATATAGTTTGTATTCCCAACCGAAATCTTCTGTAATGTCTTCAAAAGCTAGGTCATTCATCCCCATAGAAAGCAGGTATTCGTGCAGGTATGCCTGAGTAGACTTGGACTGACGGTAAGATGAGGTAGAATTTATCGCTACGGAACGGATTCTCAACCTTTCGCGTTCTTCTTCTCCAGCTTTTAAGAGAGTCATAGGAACAGTCCCTACACATGTTATTTCGTTTTTCAGCATTTCAGCAGTTATTATACCCGTTTCCTTTAACAGGTTCATGTAAGAAGTTTCAAGCCTTGCCCGTAGGTCCGCAAGAAGACCGTTTGTCCTGCCATCTTTTACCGTTTCGTTTTTGGTATTCCAGCATTCAGGATTACAATAATATCCGGTAGTAAATACACTGCTCTTGCCGTCAATCGTGATACGGCACATGATGGCTGTTGTCCCGTCGGTTTTGACCTTGCCTCGGTTAATATAGTAGAGAATAGAAAATGTACTTCGCATTGTTTAAATATTTTAAGAGTTATAGAATCAGTTTCAGGTCTTTTGTCGCCTCGATATATTTGTCCATGTCCTCAAAAAGTTTTTTGGGAGTCACACGGGCATATACTTGGGTTGTACCTATATCCGCATGTCCCAGCATCCTGCTGACAGTTTCAATCGGCACCCCGTTTTCCAATGTCATAAGGGTCGAGAACGAATGTCTCCCCATGTGGTATGACAAACGGCCTTGTATCCCGACTTTCATTTTGATGCTTGTAAGACACCATTTCAAAGCCTGGTAGGGGATGACGGGAAACAAGGTAGCCCTTGTCTCATCCTTGTACTTTTCAATAAGAGCCACGGCTTCCGGTAACAGCTTGACACGGCACAGTTGTCCGTTTTTACCTCTTCGGTATTTCAACCATGGCGCTCCCTGATCATCCTTGGATAGGTTATCAGGAGTAATTGCAACTACGTCAACATATGAAGTCCCGGTGTAGCAGGCGAAAAGAAACATATCCCTGACTATAGAGTGTTCGGGGCGGCAGCCGGTAAGCTCTACATCTCTTATTTTTTCGAAATCATCCTTGCTCAATGCTCTCGGGGGTGTCTCTTTCTGTTTTGGCAGCTGGTAGTGTTCAAAATAGGACTTGTCCGAATGCCCTTCCTTGAACGCGATACGGCAAATCTTTTTCAGTATGGCCAGATAGTGACGTACAGTCTGGACTCCCAGTCGTTTCTCAATTACAACATATTCCTGAAATTCACGTATAAACAGCTCATTAAGCTGGCAAAAGGCAAGGTCTGACACCTTGAATCTGCAATTTATGAATTCTGCAAGACGGTTACGGGTATAAATATAGTTTGGAAGTGTACGGTGGGATATGTCTATCCCCACACGGGACTTCACTTCCTCGATATGCCTGTCGAACAGCTTGAGCAATGTCATTTGGGTATCTTTGCTACCTTGAAGCATTTCTTTTACATCCGTTGCATTAAAATCATTTTTCCGTTTCACGAGAGAATCAAAGGCAGCGTTTACAGCCAATAGCAACTTGGCGATTTTTGCATTGGTTTCCACCGCTTCTTTACTTTTCCCATTCAACCGACTCTCACGTGGATTCCATAACTCTGGAGTACATGACAGCTTGCAACTGAATTGCGCCATCGTGTTGTTCACCGTTATTCGTCCCATAATTGGAGCCTTTCCGAACTTGTCAAGACCGCTCTTTTTCAGGTAGAGCAACACCTTGAATTTTTCTATTTTCATACGCTTATCCTTTAATGGCAAAATTACCTAATTTATAAGCGTTCTTTGATATGCAAAATATTGACAACCAGTGAATAATAGCCCATTGTGATAACTTCTGTACTCCTCATTGCGTTACCTGTATGCTTCGGTAACTGGACAGCTAACGCTTTGGTAACTGAACGAATACTACAAATCACCTTTTTTTGCGTTTTACTCATTTGGCAGAATCCAGCAAATATGCTAAATACCAACTATTTAAGTTTTATCTACTCATTTCTGTTATCGCTTGCTTTCCTGTTACTTATGCATTGACACCGGCATTCGTGTGCCACTTCGGTGTTGCTCGCAAACGGTGTTCCCATTGAAACGGTATCTAAGATTTTAGGTCATACCAACATCAGGACTACTCAAATCTATGCGAGGATTACTGATTTGAAGGTAAGCAGTGACATGGAAATGTTGGCTCAAAAGTTGGACATTCCACACCGGACTGCCAGTCGTTGAAATCGTGTTATCGCCAGATAACAGCAAGGTGTGATTTGTGGCACACAAATCTGTTTTCCGTGCCGCAAAACACCTTGGGCAAATTCACTCCGAAGTCGTGTTGCCAATTAAAGAAAGATATTCACTAACTAAAGATTTTCGCTCGTCGGGACGGGTGGTCCCGCCCCTTGCCGCTGGGCGTTCCCCGACCGATGAGTTTATTTTGCAATCCTGCAATCTTGTTGTTAATACTCAATTTAGAGCGTACCCTTTTTATAAGGCATCAGAATGGATGCCTCACAAAAAATTGCTATTAAATTCGATTGTTTTTTAACTATTGGCATACTGCCAAGTCTATATTT